CCATCTGGATACAATATCAGCTGACAAATCTGATCCAACGGGGTATAAAGAACTGGTAAGAAAATATGACTATGGAAGGATAGCTAGATGAGACAGAAAACTTATATCATCCCGTTAAAACCAATACCTTGGCGTAGAGCAGGAATCAGTCAAACCAAATTCTACGATCAACAAGTGAACGAGAAGATTGCCTATGGTCTCTATCTCCTCAAATGCCATGGCTCAGACCCCATCTTTTCAGTACCAGTAGAACTCGACGTAACTTTCTATATGACAACTGCCCAACAAAAGCAAAAGCAACTCAAAACCTACCATCATGCAACGCCAGATCTAGACAATCTTGTCAAACTGTTGCTAGATGCTATAGTTGATACAAAAGCAATACTAACTGACGATAGAATAATCTCAGTTATGCATGCAAAAAAGATATACGATTCTTGTCCCAGAACAGAATTTACTATTAGAGAGTTAGAGTGAGAATAACTAAATCTAAAAAAGCCAAAGATACTAACACAGTTCCTCTTACCCTTTCAAAAAATCGTACATGGCTCGATTTCATGGAAAACGAGGCAATTTCAACATTTCCAGAAAAAGATTCTTACCGCAAAAGACTAGCTTTTACCCTTCTAGAATGGGCAGCTCAAGAAACATCTCTCGAGATAACAGAATTTGCTCTCGAAATGAAAATGAGACGTCAAACTCTTAATGATTGGGCAGCAAAGTATCCTGACTTCAAAGAAGCTTATGACTTTGCCAAACTTATGATTGGAGTGCGTAGACGCAAAGGAGCTCTGACAAGAAAGTTTGATAAAGACGTAGTACATAGAGATGAACATGTTTATGATCCAGAGCGACACGAAGTGAACGTGTATCACAACAACCTTAAGAAAGATATCCAGAACGACAATACAACCAAAGTTATAGTGCTATCGCAGCTCGATACTGGTGAACTCGTTCCTATTGGGGGAAAGAAGGACGATGAACGTCCGCTTTAAATTCATTCCCATTAAAGAAGCAATGCCAAATACAGACGACAAAGTCTTATGGTTATGGAAAGATAAAGCTGGCGAGTTTGGTAAATGGCAATTCTCCACAGAAGAGCAACCTGAGGGTTCAATAGTTATGTGGGCTACATTACCAGTTGATGAGATATTGAAAGAGAAATGGCCTTATTCAGGACCGTTACGATTAGCACAACGAGGAGATCAATGAACTACGAACAAATAACCAAACAAATGCTACTGCGTGGCTTTGATCATCTATCATCAATAGCACAAGCATTACAACGCATACAGAAAGAGGCTAAGGATGAAGACGAAGCACTTAAGCAAAGTGTTACGCTATCTATGCTATTTCGTGCGATCAACGATATCCTTCATCCTGGGTTTTCAGATGCACCGAAGTTATTTCCGGAACAGGATCTAACCGAATTCCTTGATAAGCTGAAAGCAGCACATAAAGAAGCTGTAGATAAGAAGATATTCCCACCATGTAAATGTGAAGAATGCAATGCAGCTACTTCCAGAGACACAGATAAAGCTGAATAAATTTCAGCCTCGTCCCTACCAACGCAATCTATGCAGAGCTTTTGAGGAAGGAAAACTCAAACGATATCTGATCATATGGCCACGACGATCTGGTAAGGATATATGTGCTGTTGCGCTCTTAGTTCGTGCAGCATTGCGCAGGGTTGGTACTTATTTCTATGTGTTTCCAGAGTTCTCATCAGGCAGACGTATTCTTTGGGATGGTATCGATATAGATGGCCATCGAATCCTACATAAATATATACCAGAAGAGATTGTAGAATCACGCAATGAGCAGCAGATGCGTATTCGTCTTATTAATGGATCACAGATTGTCGTACTGGGGTCAGATAACTTTGACTCAACTATTATTGGTACTAACGCTGTAGGCATGATCTTTTCAGAATATGCATTACAAGATTCCCGCGCATGGTCTTATGCGATCCCTATTCTCAATGCTTCGAACGGCTGGGCTTTGTTTATATCTACTCCAAGAGGTAAGAACCATCTTTGGGAGTTATATAACGTAGCTTCAACAACGCCCGGCTGGTTTTGTGAGAAACTAACCATAGATGATACACAACATGTACCAATAGAAGAGATCCAAAAGGAAATAGAATCAGGGCAGATGAGCCAAGATCTCGCTATGCAAGAATGGTGGACATCATTTGAGTTGGGTATTGAGGGATCCTTTTATAGTAAGTATATAGATAATCTTCGTCACAAGGGTCAGATTTCTTATGTGCCATGGGAGCCATATCATCCTGTAAACACCGCTTGGGACTTAGGTTTTAATGACCCGACTACGATAATCTTCTTTCAGCAAATTGGAGCGGTAATTCGTATCATAGATTGCTATGAGAATACAAAGAAAGGATTAGATCATTATGCTAAAGTGGTCAAAGAAAAGCCTTATACTTATGGCAAGCATATTGCTCCTCATGATATTGCTGTACATGATCTCGGTACTGGTATATCGCGTTGGAAGACAATGCATGATCTCGGAATCACTTTTATCCGTTACGATACAAAACAACCTAACATAGAAGATGGCATAGAATGTGTTAGACGCAACCTTCCTAAGATGTGGTTTGATGAAAAAGCTTGCGAGCCATTACTCAAAGCACTCGAGAACTATCGCCAAGAATATGATGTAAAACGTAAGGTTTACAAGAGTCAGCCATTGCATGATTGGTCGAGCCATTGGTGTTTTACTGGAGACACAAAAGTATTGACACGTTACGCAATGCGTCAGATAATGGATATCCAAGAAGGTGATGAAGTATTAACATTACACGGATGGAAACCATGCACGAAGGCAATGATAACACAACGCAATGCAGAACTTGTGGAAGTCAAATTCCGAGACGGTACGACAGTGAAATGTACGCCGGATCATACATTTCTGACGACGGATCGAAAGTGGATATCTGCAAAAGACCTGAAGAAGGGTACTGTGATCCAATCGTACTTGATGCACTTACGCGATACTTTGAGGGACACTTGTATAGGATATGGCCTTCAGATGTATATTTCTCAAAGGGCGGATCAAGACTGCATAGAGATGTTTGGCAAAGAGCTTTTGGAGAAATCCCAAAAGGATGTCACATACATCATAAAGATAATAACCCACTTAACAACTCCTTATACAACTTGGAATGTATTCCACGAAAAGAACATTTATCGCTTCCTAGACCAAATAACAAAGGTTTTTCAGCAGCAGCTCGATCCAAAGCATCTGAATGGCATAAATCTGAAGAAGGAAGGATATGGCATAGAAGACATGCTTTGCGTAGTGCGTCGTGGACTAAATGGAAAAGAGAAAGAAGACCTTGCTCGTACTGTAAGGAGGAATTTGAGTGTCTTATTCGAAAGAATGGGCATCAGCAAAAATTCTGCCATCCGAATTGTAAGGCCTCCAGCTATAGAAAGCGTAAACTTTCTTGAAGAAAGACAAGATGTATGGGATATAGGTGTTCCGGGAATGAAACAGTTCTCATTATCTAATGGCGCTATTGTTCATAACTGTGACGCAATGAGATATCTTTGTGTTGGATTGCCCAAAGTTACCAATACTAATGATCCCAAAGCTCTGGAACAACGATACAATGAAGCGATGGGATACCAGGGCAATATGCCAGCAATATTCAGAACAGACTTGCCGGACTATTAAAAATGGTTATGATAAGAGCAACTTATTTCCTTATTACACACGTATAGGGTTGTTGGTTACAGTTTTCGCCTCCAGTAATGGGGGCGTTTTATTAGGAGTGAAATGACACAAGATATCATTAACGCTGAAATTATTATACAGGAAAGCGTCCAAACGCTTTATGAAGCATTAATAAAAGAGTTATCGCAAGATTGGAAGAATTATACTATTAACATTGATGGTAAGGTTTACGATTTAAATTCATCAAGTGATGAAGAAACCGTATCTGAAGTAGTTAAGATGGTTCTAAAGGATGCAATGATCGCGAAAGTAGAATCAATAGATTGTGACGAAGATTTTTATCCTCATAGTGACGCATTTAATGTTATTAATCGCATATTGTCTGGCGCGCGCAAAGAAGATCATCAGTTTGAGAGAATCAAAACAGAGATAGTGACAAATCTAGACGAGAATGGCAATCCAATTACTGCAAAAGCTTTGAATCAAGATAGCATTTATGTACAATGGCAAGATGAGAATCGTTTTAAGTTCGAGGAGAACAAATGAATGTTAAATATCTATCATTATTATTGTTAATGCCAAGCATGCAAGCAATGCAAAATCAAGTTACTCCCGCTCCTGCATTAACTGATGCACAGATTGTTGCTCAAGCATTGCCAGCAATAGTTAACATTTCAGAAGAGCTCATTCCTCATCTTGCTACAGCGATCAAAAGCAATCCAGAAGCAGCAGATATAACTACTGCAGTAGTTCAAGGAGCAAGCGCAGCTTTATCAGCACAGAGCAAAAATAGTGTCAGTAAAACAAATGCTGCTTATATTGCTACTGCTGCAGGTGCATTAACTTCTATCATTACTGCACTAGCATCTGCATATGCATCATCATCTTCTTCTAAGTGTTAATTATCATGGAAAAAGTTATGAAGAGATTGCCAGCTAAACCGCTGAATGAAGAATCTGTGTATGTTGCATGCCAGCGTGATAGACGTTCTCATGGTGAGGTTATTAAAAAAGATCCGAATGATCCAAGAACAATGGAAGAGATCAGAGAATTGCCAATCAGGGAGTTTTTTGCAGCGACCACTCATCGAGATTATCAAACCGAAGCATGGATTCGTGGTGAAGAATATCC